TAAACCATTTTCTTAGAAAAAAGAATAAATTCATTTTTTGCAATGATATCGTAAATTTCTTTATTAAAATTTCCTGTGTGACCACAATAAAGTAAAATGTTGCCATTAATTAATTCATCTATATAAGAATTTGGTTCATCCCTTACAGGATTTTTTGTTTCTTTTAAGTCATTAAACCACCTTCTTTTTGAATCTTTTTTAAGCGTTAGGGTTATTTCTGAATTATTGATTGAAGTTTCCATGTTTGTTTTTTGTTTATTTGCTCTTTGATTCAACAAAGATAGTACATAAATGTTTTATATCAAAATAAATTGATATATATTTTTAATTATTTTCAAATATTTTTTTGTTGTCTGTATTTAAGCTATCCAAGTATGTGTTTAATTTATTGGTAACCTCCTGTGACACATAAGATTGTTCGCCTGAAATAATCCTCGATAGCGTTGCAGGCGCAATACCTACCATCTTTGCTACATGGGACTTTGTTACACCTTTGTCTTTTATTTTTTGTGCAATTGACTTCATATTTATATCATTTTAATTTGATTTGTCAAATATAATTGATATATTTGGTAAAACAAACTAATATGAAAGAAATTAAATTAACTAAAGGAGAATCTGCACTAATAGATGACGACGATTTTGAATTCATATCTAAAACAAAATGGCAATGTTGAAAGAATTGATACAATGATATACTATATGGGAAAGACTTACAAGAAAAACGGCTAAATTTTAATATTTAAAGTATTTTGATACTTTATGATACTAATAAGGTGAGTTCTGTTGGAATCACTTCTAAATGTTAATCCCCTAATAATCAATTAATTATCCCTAATTTTAAAATAAAGGTAACGCATTTGGTAACACCTTTGAAATATTTTCGTATATTGCTCCCGTTAAAAAGAATTCTATTGGGGGGAGGGATAACTGTAACTACTAGCCCTTTAGTCTTACGCGCTACTAGGAGGTTTGCATATGCAGCGCAGCCGGGATGGTTAATTGAGTGTTACGGCAAGAGCAATAGGGTGAACATACCCGAACTGATGACTCAACTAATAACTATGATGGGACGCTGGCTCCGGAAGCAAAAGTGGATTCATTAAGGTTAGACAGACAAATTTTAAGGACTTTGTCATGTCTAACTAATCCAGAACAACTTCACCATAAGCAGGAAACACTTATTAATTAATAATATTATCTATATAAGAATATGATCCTGCTTACTTTGTTTCTCTGTGTTTTGTTTTTCGGAATGGGTTATATAGTTGGTAAAAAAGATTTTGACGAAAAAGATTAAACAAGAGGTGTCTAATTTAAATAAAATGAAAAACGATTTAAAAGAACGCTACGAATCATATAATAAAATTGTATCAGAATTTAACACTACCCTTGTAAAAAATACAAGAATAGGGTTAATTATATTTATATCAGCCATACTTTTAACAGGGATGTTATGTTGGTATTTTAAATCTAAATAAATTAACAAGAGAGAAATGAAAACTTCACAACTTGGTAATAAATACGCCGAAAAATGGACTGAGGAAACAGTCTTAAATAAATTAGAAGAAATTAAGAAAATTATTCATAATGATGATGTTAATTATATTGGAACTGCCTTAGTTAAGGTTGATCTTTATAGGGATGTTTGGTCCGATTGGAAACATAAATTTGTTGACAATGAATTGGTTTCTCGAACTATAAAGGCGATTGAACATTATTTTGAAAGTAAAATATATGAAAAGGCGTTATCTGGTCAGGTAAACGCTACTGTTGCTATCTTTGGTCTTAAAAATAATTATAATTGGAAAGACAAACAAGAAACTGAAATAACAGGCAAAGATGGAGCACCACTGGGCTTCACAGTTAATATAGTTAAAACCTTAAAAGATGATTCAGGAAGTTAAGACCTCTATCATTTATGAATACCTACAAGATTCTGATAAAAGAATAACCGTTTTTCAGGGAGGAAGCAGATGTTTTGCTGGCGATCAACTTGTTATAACGTCCGAAGGATCTAAGCCTATTTCTGAAGTTAAGGCTGGCGACATTGTTTTATCTTTTAACGAGCTAAACGGGAAAGATGAATTTAAAAAAGTAAAAGATACCTTTTCTTATAAAAACACAAAAAAAACAATTCGAATTAAACTCAAAAATGGAACTCAAATAGTTTGTACTGAAGACCATAAGTTTTATTTTGAAGGTATTTGGATTTGTGGGAAAGACTTACTATCTTTATTAAATGCAAGAAACATGGAAAGAAATACCGGGATTTGAGGGTTATTATGAAGCTAATAATCTTGGTATAATACGTAGTATTGATAGGGTTGTTCCTAACGGACGGTATGGAACGGTTAAGGCTAAATCAAAGATACTTAAGCCAGCGTTAAGTCAAGATGGGTACTTAAGATGCGCTCTTTCAAAAGAAAGGAAACTTAAATCTTTCCCAGTTCATAGATTAGTTTGTATGGCTTTTTATGGACTTGTGCCTAATGGTATGGAGATAAACCACAAAGACGGGAATAAAATAAATAACTGTATTGATAATTTGGAATACATTACTCATAAGCAAAATATACAACATGCTTTTGATAATAAATTAATGCTTCCAAAGCGTGGGGAGCTTAATGGAATGTCGAAAGTTACAGAGGCCGACGTAATAGAGATAAGAAAGATTGCAAGTTCTGGAGGTAGATATTACGGAAGAAAAGCACTTTCTAAAAGGTTTGGAATAACAGAAGGTCATGTAAAAGACATTGTTACACGTAGACGCAATGTATGGCCTCATTTATAAGTCTGGATGATATAGAATCATGGGAATATTGTAATGAAGAAATTGTTTATGACATTTCCGTTACTGACAATACTAATTATTATTTAGATTGTATTAAGCCCATATTGGTACACAACTCGTCAAAAACCTACAATACACTTATCTGGTTTATAATACAACTTCTTAACACCCGAAACGAAGTTCTAACTATTTGTCGCAAAACCCTCCCTTCATTAAAAGCCACAGCCATGAGGGATTTCTTTGAAATTATCCAAAATATGGGCTTGTACGACGAAAACAAACACAACAAAACAGATAATATCTATAACCTCAATTCTAATTTAGTTGAATTTGTTAGCCTTGATGATTCCCAAAAAATAAGGGGAAGGAAAAGAAATAAATTATTTATCAATGAGGCTAATGAAGTTACTTTTGAAGCTTTTACACAATTACTTTTAAGAACTTCAGGTAAAATAGTTTTAGACTTTAACCCTTCAGATGAATATAATTACATATATGATAAAGTTATTCCACGTAACGATGCCGATTTTTATAAAACAACTTACAAAGACAATCCTTTTTTAGAACAACAACTGATTGATGAAATTGAAAACCTACAAAATGTAGATGAAAATTTGTGGAGGGTGTTTGGGCTTGGTGAACGTGGGAGTAGTAAAGCCACAATATTTACCCATTACAAAGAAATAGATAAATTTCCAGACAATATTCGTGATTGGTGTTATGGTTTAGATTTTGGATTTAATCACCCCCTTGCTTTAATAAAAGTTGCTTATCATGAAAATAAATTGTATTGGCATGAAGAGGTTTATCAAACCCATTTAACTAACTCTGATTTGATTAGATTAATGCAAGAAATTGGAGTACCAAAGGCGAAGTTTATATATGCAGATGATGCAAACCCTAGAGAAATACAAGATATATATGGATCTGGTTATAACATAAAACCTGCTAATAAAGGAAGTGTAGGAATTGGTATTAATAAAATCAAATCTACCCCATTATTTATTACAAGATCATCTACTAATTTATTAAAGGAGTTGCGCTCATACAAATGGAAAGAAGATAAAGAAGGTAAAATAATTGATGAACCAGTAAAGTTTAATGACGATGCGTGTTTTGTTTTTGATACCGAGATAGAAACAAATTTAGGCAAAAAGAAAATAGGATTAATAAAAGAAGGTGATTGTGTTTTAACCCGATTTGGATATAAAAAAGTATTAAAATTCTTTGATAATGGATGTAGGGAGGTATTGGACTTTAAGATAAAAAGTGGTATATTTGAAATAGAAATAACGTGTACAAGTAACCACAAAATTTATACTTCAAACGGATGGAAGTCAATATCGGAACTAACAAAAGGCGACAAGATTTGCCTTGCCAAGAGTTTAACGGAAAAGAATACTACAAGTATATTGGCAAAGAATATTATACAAGAGCCAATAAATTCTTACATAACGTATGCTCTGGAAAATATAAGTTTCGGGAACAAAAGAGTTGAAAACGTTTACGATTTAGAGGTGGATGGAGAGCATGAATACTTTGCAAACGGATTGCTGGTTCATAATTGCGATGCTGCCCGTTATGGATCATTACGTTTTCTTTTGCCACAATCTGGTGCAACAACAACCTCTCACCTTCGCCCTACTTACCACTAATGTTAAAGATAAAAATAAACGGAAAATCATTAAAGATACCAACAGAATTTAACGAAATTACTTGGCAGGATTTTATAACTCTTAAAGATAAAACAGTTCGTGAAAGACTTGAGCATCTACTTAAACAAAACTTACCTGAGGATTTTACAATTCCTGATTATTTATATTATCCCATTTCGAGGCTTAGCAGCGAGGTTTTATTACCAAAAAGCGAAAGATATAAAAATAATATTGAGACCGTGGGGAAGGCATGAAGAAAGCTTAGCAGCCTTTAATTCAGGATCGGACATACAAGCAATAACTGAAGTGTGTAAAATACATGGCTTTGATATTAATAAATTGCCAGCTGACATCGCACTAGTTATCTACCTTCACTTTCAAAAAGAATACATTTCTTTCTTTGACCATTATTCTGAACTACAAGAAGATTACAGTACTTCTGAACAAAGAAGTGCAAGAAAGAAATTTGGCAAAGATTGTTTTGAAGGGGTGGGCGTTATCGCCTCTTTACAAGGATTCGGATATAAGCCTCATGAATACGATTTTGCTTTAGAAAACGTAAGCCTTTTGTATGTTATGGAGAGTAAGGTTTATCACCACAGGGAGGCAGGTTACCAATATCGGTATGGTAAGATTATGGAGGAAAAGCAAAGGGTGCAAAAGTGATTTATTTTATCCCTTCTTTTTCGGCCATTTGCCTAACGGCTAATTCGATTACGCTGGTTTGAGAAACGCCTAATTTTATCGATAATTCTTGCATTAAGTCTTTACACTTTTCCGATATAGTTATTGATGTTCTTTTTTTTATTTTCCCTTGCATATTACGTTATTATTACATACTTTTACGCTACTATTGTACGCAAATATAACAACTAAACAAAGATGATGCAAATGGAAAATTTAACACTTGAAACACTCCCTAAAGCTTTTTTAAGCCTTACCTACGAAGTAAGCGAAATAAAAAGGCTTTTATTAGAAGCTTCCGAACCAAAAGAGGTTGACAGCTGGTTTGACCTTTCGGAACTCTGCAATTATCACCCAGACCACCCTACCAAGCCAACCGTTTACGGATGGGTAAATGCTGGTAGTATTCCTGTTCACAAAGGCGGAAAAAAATTAAGATTTCTCAAATCTGAAATTGATGCTTGGCTAAGGCAAGGGCGGAAAAAAACAATTGCCCAAACAGCTTCCGAAGCCGATCAATACCTTAATAGTAAGAAAATCAACACCTTATAAACCAAAAAACCCCGCTTTTGCAGGGCTAATTGGATAAATTTGTAATTCGGTAAAGCGCACCGAAATATACAGATTTTCCTAAAGCCTACCAAAGCTTAAAAAGGAAATTCTATGAAAGACCTAAAAGATTTAATTACAAATGCCCTTAATAGAAGGGATAAAAATCAAAATTCCAAATTCTTCACTAAGAACGATATAGCAGAAAATACAAACGTTATTGATAACCTTCTTAGTGTCATACAAACTGAAATACAAAAACGTGACCCTTATTGTCCTAACTCTCAATATTGGGCAAATGAAGCAATAGAAACAGTGGTACTGGGGGCTGCAAAAAAAGAATTTATCAACATGGGTAAATTCCAAGAACACTAAAGAGTATATTGCTGGCTTATCTTCTCAAAATAGCGAGATAAAAAATTTTATCTCGGTCAAATACGGTGATTTGGGCGGTACTTGGATTCACGAAACCTTGATATTGAAGCTTGCTTCTTTTTTAAATACAGCTTTCGAAATCCAATGCCATGTTTGGGTTTCTGAATTATTAAGAACTGCGTGAAGCCCTAATTGAAAACAATGAGCTCATGGCTAGCGGAAAACGAGACCAAAAAATTGGAAAGGAAATAACCAATGTAGCTGGAAAGCTTTTAGCATCTATTTCCATTGACATAAAATATCAAGAGCACCTACACTTTGAAAAAGATATTGATTACTTATACTCAAAAGAAGAAAGGTTACACGCTATTGAAGAAAAGAAGTAACGAACTTTCTTACAACATATTACGTACTTAATTTAGAGGATTAATAGTTGGTGATAAACTGCCAACAAAAGAGATTTGAAAAAGCTGGGCTTGCAAACCAGCTTTTTTCTTACAATTCAAGCCTTACACCATCTTCGGTCAGCAAGAAATTACCATCTTCCAATAAAATATAATTCCCCTCTGTAACAATTACACCTTGTTTTAACTTAGGGTCATCAATTTTCATGAACTCAACATAGCAGCTTTTATTTCCATCGTGTGGGTATTGAATGATTTGGGAAATATAAAACACCCCGCTTATCCGTTCGCCATACCTGCTATTATTGCTAAATAATTGGATAGGAAATAAATGACCGTCTGGTCTGTGTGTATACCTTTCGATATCCAAAGAGTTTAGCCTCATTAAAGCCTTTAAATACTTAGCACCTTTTAAAACGTTAATAAGGGGTTGGTAATTATCAATTAATAATTTAGTATCAAACTTCAAATCTACAAAACTTGCATGCCTGTTTATTGTTATCTTGGTATTATTAACATCGTAAATGTCAACTGGGTAATTTGTATTGTCATCTAAGAGTAATATCCTAGGCTTAATTGACTGCTTTGTAAATAAGTCCAGTACCTCACCATAAGAAACTTCAAACCAATTATCAGTAGCCACACCAGGCACTTGTTGGTAATCCATCACCACCCCATTAGCCTTATAGAACTTAGTATTGTGATAAACATAATCCTGAATATCTTGGCTTGTATATTTATCGTTTTCGCTCCAAATGGCGTACCGTTTCTTTTCTTTTATAACATAAGTAGGAATATATGGTAGCTTATAATTATTTGAGAATGCTGGCCAGTCAACCGTTGCAGAAAACACAGATTCAAATACAACTTTTTCAGGGTCTAATCCTTGATTATATACTGGTATAGTTCCATTTCCATAACCTGTATTCTTTTTTAATAACTCATCTACGTCATCACTACCATAATTCATGAATGATTTTTGACCGTAAAGGTCGCTTTTAAAGCTTAATACAGGTGGTGCTGAAAAGTCCAAGCGGTCACTCCAATCAATTGCCTCTGGTATTTTCTTAATTACTTCCTCAAACTTATCGATGTATAATATTTTATTTTCAATATCGGTTTTGAAAAGCAAAAAGTATTGACATGCTATGGATAAAAGTAAATCTGTCTGGTTTATTTTTGGGATGAATGATTGTGCTAGCACCTTACTACCAGGCAAAACAATAGGTAACATTTCGATTGTCCAAAAACAACGCTCATCTATGTACCCCCTCATTATATAATTATAAAGATCGGATGTTGCCCCAAAGTAAAGTTGTAACTTTAACGTATCACCTGCATTTAATTGTACTACAGGAAAATCACCTGCTAATTTTACGCCCTTTGCATTACTTAATATTCCAGAGCCCCATTCCTTACCTACAACACCAACATTAACCGTGTCGTTTTTTAACATGATGCACTCGGCTTTACACTTGCCATGAAAGTTACTTTTGTCAATTGGAATTTCAAAAGAACATTTGACCAGCATAGGAACATCAGCTGTATATTTACTTGTTACAGGATTATAGTTATTTTGCTTCCCGTCATAATAGTCATTCTTAAAGTCATTGTCAAGTGAAACATATTCTCTATAATTATGACCACCTAAATTACTTTCAGCTGCAAAAGCTTCATAAGCAGTCTCTCTTTGCCTGCTTACCTTACAACTTCTCTCTTTGGTGTATTCATCAGGAAACTCAAATACTTCATTATTAGTGATAATTAAGCGGTTAAAAGCATCATCATTGATAAAGCTACCCGCCATTGTAAATCCGTTTAGCTTTACAATACCATCAACAAGTTTTTTTACGAAAAAGCAGGCCTGCATTTCATCAACAAACATTCCTGCACCTATATCTCGATGAGGTTTTTGAACTAAATCGTAACTGTAAACCTTACCAAAGTTTAGTAGAGGATATACATATCCATCATTCCAAGTATTATCTTGTGAGGCTAGTATATCTGCTAATGAATAAGTATGGTCAAATCCTGTTAAAGGAATATCTTTGAGGCTTTTACCTTCAATTTTATTAAAGAAATCAATGTTTCCGCCAATAATATCTACTTTAATATCCTTTTCAATTTCTCCAACATACATAAATCCAAAGATTGTTTGTATATCATTTTCTAATATCCTGCAAGGGCTGGCCCTGTAAACAATGTCCTGCAAAGAATTTATTGAAGTGGGGATGCCAAGCAAATTACAATTATGATCTGTTTGTGGGAGGCTTATTGTATCGCTAAAATTACTTTCACGGCTTGCAACTTCACCAATACTATTTACAGCATAGGTAGCTACTGTTGGCTTATTGTCGTATAAATCTAATGTTTCCCATCCTGATGAAACCTGTATTTGTATTTTCTTCATTCTTAAAAGTTATCAAATTTCGAATGAAATAAAGTTATTTCTATGTCTTGCACCTGGTTTTGATCTTTCCAATACGGAAAAGTTAAACCCTGTTTTAGTAAAACTCTGTTTGGTGGGTTTGTATCATCAAATCCTGCAACATGCCAAAATACATCTATACAAGAAAGCAGTTCTTTTAATACTTCTCCATCTTCTTTGCTTAAAATATTAGTTCTAATCAAAAATCCATTACGGGTATTTTCGCGAAAGAATGGTATTTCTTCATTTTCTGTATTGATATAGCTTACTGATTGTGGAATATCTTTTACATAATCGTGGTTTCCTTCAAAAACCCATTGGTCATAACCTCCATATTTATTTAAAAATGAAATACAAATAGGGTTTGAGCAGGGATCGTATTGCCTGTAAGGTGTATAAGCCTCCCTATTTATTGTGTTTGTTTCAAAATCAATGGTATCAATAAGCATGGGATATGCTCCCCATTTTATTGGTTTTTTACCCTGGGCAATAAATTCAGAAAGGTATGTTTTGCAAGGCATATAAGTTATTTTAAAATAATTCCACGACTATAAAAAGCCTCTTTAATTTCATTAAGCGTTTTTTTTCCGCAATTTCTAGAATTCTCAATTAAACTTAGTGTAACAGCCTTAGAAACGTCCGTAATTTGTACGTTACAATAACCTGACATAGTATCGGTAATGTCCTGGTATACACACCGAAGTACATTATAAGCCCTATTACTCAGTCCAAGTGATATAACCTTATGAGGAATTAGTTCTATTTCCACCTGTTCTTCGTACAATTTAACAATCCTCAAAGCCATTTCATATTCTTCTTTTGTTATCATTTTTAAGATTTAGTTTAACCTACTGTGTAACCCGTTCCTGATAATATTGTATATTCATAACTAACCCCATTATATTGGTCATAGACTAGGAAGTTTCCTATTAATATTTCACTACCTGATGAAATTAAAATACTATGATCACTGGTTGATGTTGGCGTACTATCTGCATAGACACTACTGATACGATAATTTACAGTAAGATTTGTAACTGATTTTGGCGCATTGTCTGTATCCCTTATTTTTATATAAATATCCTGGTATGTTTCTGTATAATTACTCCCTCCATATTCAGGATAAGTGCTATAAGTATTCCGATAATCAATAGTAGCAATTGGATTGCTACAAGAACCGTTTGTATTTGCATAAGCCTGGCCATTTGCCAAAATATCAGCATCTGCCTTACCATTTGCATCTTGCTTACTTATTAAGCTTGTATATGCTCCCTGTAAAACCTTATAAGTAACATAAGATCCCGTTTGGTTTCCACTACAATTATTCTTTTTAAATTGCTGAGACCTCGCATCGCTTAAAAATGTTACAGCACAAGCTGTAGAGTTTGTATCATAAAAATAATACTTTCCACTTTCTGCATATTGACCAAATGTGGCACTTAAAATATTTACATCTTTCTTTTTTGCAACCCTATTCCCAGTTACAACCGAAACAAAAGGAACTGTAAGATAAACATCATAAGTTTGTTGAGGACTTACGTTCATATTTGTTCCATCTAAATTTGTTATTTTAACAGCCGAGAATGGAATTCCATTAACTGGTACTACGTATCCCTCCCCAGTTCTAATTTTTGGTTGACCTGAAAAAGAAGGAGTATTCTCTTGCGCAAAATATAAATATTGACCAATATCTGCAGGCTTAAAGTAGTTTAGAGGCGTAAGTATGTATGTCGTGCCTACATCAGTAGTTAATATTTTTTTAGGTGGTGCTGTTTCGCATTGAATAGTCGTAATGTCAAATTGCCAATTAGCTTCAGTATTTGCACAAGCTGGCACATTCACGTCCTTTCTTGATCTAACTACATACCTATCAAATCCCGATTGTATTTCACTACCAAATAAATAATCAATCCTAAATACCCTGAAATTTTCGTTATTAAAACCAGCAACTGGTCCAGTAGGATTATTAAAAACCCTGCTTAAATATTCCTGTAAATTAAAATAATATGAATTATCAGAATTAGTTATATACCTAATATCTGCTTTATATTGATTGTCTACGTATAATTTAAAGGTTACTGATCTTGCCTGGATCGTAGCAACGGTGTACAAATCAACTATATCAGTTCCTGAAACAAGGCCTACAAGTGGTGAATTGAATAAAACATTGGTTACCCCTAATGTCATATTAATAACAGAAACGGTAACAGGTGATTGAAACAATAACGCCCCTTTGTTGCCGATAAAAAACTGATCTCCAACTTTTATATTTGTATTATAAAAATCAAACTGAATGCCTGCCTTGTTTGAAGATGGGTAATATTTTGCAGAAATATTGACAATATCTGGCGGTAAGTCAGGAGTATATTTAAATTTATAAATAATAGGTCTGTGAGATGCAACCCATTTGTTAGGCTTTTCTAATATTTCTAATCCCATTAGTCGTAAAAGTTTTTAAATATTTCAGATGTTATTTGAACTTCGGTAAAGTTTTCAATCTCTTTTGTTAATATTGGCAATTCGTTACCAATCGAATCGTTAAATATTCCAGATTCCGCCCCGTGATATGTTTGCCAAATCGTGTTACCCTTTTTAATTAGGCTTTTGATAATTGTTTTAGGACTTATTTTTATGCCCCTTATTTTACACCATGCAACTATATCTTCAAATTTTATTGGACGCTGACTATTAGGAGGTCTTCCATAAATTATTTCTTCAACATAATCAGCTGCGAGTATTTGATAACCATTCTTGTTGTGTTTTACCTCAAATGATGCAGCAAGCTTTCCAGATGCATTTACACTCCCAAACTTTGTAAGTCTTTTATTCTTCAATTCGGAAATACAACCATCCTTTAATCGGTTTCCTGAATCAGTTAAATCTATTGTTATCATAATATGAAAGATCCGTTGTTTTCCTGTAATGCATTACCCAAATATCCCCATGGCCCACAATCTTCATTTTTAATTAATGTAAATGCAAGTTGATAACCTGAACAAATTGCGCTGTCTTCAAAATAAAATGGGCTTAGCCTGTAGTCGACCTTAAATACTAATTCTTTCTTTAGTTGAATTAAAAATAAATGAGCAAGTGTTTCGATATCCTGTAAAAGTAATTCTAAGCCATCGGGGGATTCAGAAATCCCAAACGGGTTAAGACCCAAAAATCTTAATTGCATATCAAAATTATCCTTACGGTTTATACTGTCGTTTCTTAAATTAATTGGAAGAAGTACAATACAAGGGTAAACTTTATCCATCCCTTCAAAGCTTTCCCTAACTATTTGGGTGTTTAAAAAAGAACCATCTGGGTTTATTTCCGTAGCGACTAACCTGCAAGCCTGTATTATTTCATATATTTTCATCGTACAGTAGATTTAACCCTAACATTATTGTATTCCTTTTCGGCTGTATGGAGCTTAGTTATATTTAGTTCTGGAATAGGCATATTTTTAATTATATCCATGATTGCCAAATTGTTATTAGTTGGAGCTGAAAGGTTTTGAATAAGTGCCTGGCTGCTATAACCTCCTCCCAATTCATAAAACGGAACGCCACCACGTGCAACATTCATTTTACTAATTTGATTTATACGTGCGCTATCGTGCCTTTTTAAAACAAATATCTTCTCGCCTTCTTCCACTTCAAAGGCGTTTCCATCCTGACCCATGTATTTCGTTCCACCTGCCGAGTGCCTTTTTCCACCTACTTCTAATTCTTTACTCACATCTCCACCTAATTCGAAGTTTAACAATGATTTTGCCTGAGCAAATGCACCTATTACCGTAGCGATACCAGATGCGATATAGGCAGCCAAAAGAAATGGTGCAGCGGGGCCACCTGCACTAGCCGCTTCGGAAGCTCCAGCAATTGTTGCCGAAATGGATTTAACCGTATCTACTGTTAATTGAATAATTGCAGCGGCTTTTTGAAATTCTGCCTGCTCTTCTGCGTTTTTACCTAGAAGCTTACCAAGAGATGTTAAACTTTTTGCAACATCGGTAGCAACTGAAAGTTTTGCATTTTCTATCTTCTTCTTTTGCTCTAATTCTAATTTATCTATTTTTAATCTGTTATCAACTAATTTCTGTTCTACCTCTAAAGTTTGCTCACCATAACTTTTTCTTAACTCCAATTGTGTTCTTAGTTGCAACTCTTCAATAGCTAGCTGCCTTGTTTCATAATCATACGTACTAATAGAACGTTCTTGTAATCGTTTTTTTAATTCGTTTTGACTTTCACCAAATATTTGAGCGTTTAACTTTTCTGCTTCAGTATATTCAGCCTTTCGCCTGTCTTCGTCCTCCTTTCTGCTCTTATCAAATTCAGCTTTTCTTTTTGCGAAAGCCTCTAATGAGATTTTACTTTCTAGGTCTGCAAGTTCATCAGCTTGTCTTTTACGTAATTCAAGTTCATATTCACCTGCTTTTTTTGAGTTTATAACATTGTCAGAAATTAAATCCTGATTGTGTTGAATTTTTAATCTTAATTCTTCTTTTTGTTGAATTTTAAGGAGTTCGATTTGCTTCTCTCCTTCATCCTCTAACTGTTTGACCCTATCCTCTGCTAAAGATTTATTAAGCCCCGCCCTGTCTTCTGCCTCTTTTCTTAACCTTGTTTTTTCAGCTTCTTCTTGTTGAATAATCCTATTTTTTACCCTGTCTTGTACGTTTTCTGTAGATTCTAAAGATTTTATATAGTTGACATTACTGTCAATGATCTTTTTGATTTCAGCATCCTGCAATCCTAATCCATCAAGATAACTATTGAGGGCTTTTGCATTTCCTGACAAAGAAACTATCCTATCATTATCTAATTTTAAACCTGCCTTTGAATTCTGGACCTCTTGAATTGATATACCTAATCTTTCTTTTGCAATTCTTAAGGTTTCAGTTGAACCAGCCACCTCCAAAGCCCCAGCCTCTTTTAATATATTTATCTTTTCCCTTTCTGAAAGGCTTCTATTTTTAACTGCAATAAGCGCACTCGATACAGCCTTTTCACTTTTTGCAAGGGCAAGGTTATTCCTGTCTTCTGCATCCTCTAAATCCTGCAATTGTTTTGTTAATTCTAATTGTGCTAATGCAGCGTTTTTTGCACCTGCAGCAAGTCCTGCAAAGTTTTCTACTAATGTTTTCCCTACATCAACCAGACTTGCAACTGATTTGCCTGTTTCGTTAACCTGTTTTCCTAAAGCATCAAATGTTTCAACCCCTATCGCTTTAACTTGTGTAAAATCACCTTTTACAAGTGCATCTATTGCCTTTCCAAATCCTATTAACCCCGTTATAATTGCCTTAATTGGGGCAATTATAATAGTAAAAGCATCTGAAACTATATCACCAAAGCCCTTCACGCCATTAGCGCTTGTTAGTAATCCATTGACAGCGGTAACTAAATAATTAAAGCCTGCCCCTATGCCAGCGGTGAATTGTTCTATCTTATCTTTTACAAAATCAGTTGCACTTGCAAGCTTTGCAAATATTGCCACAATGCCAGCAATTATTAATACAATTGGATTAGCTAAAAGAAAACGAAAGGCAGCATTTAATGCTCCAACACCTTTGCCAGCAAGCCCGCCTGTCTGCTCTAATTGACCCATTTTATCACTTACTTGACCTACACTAATACCAAAAACAGAAGTGCTTTTTATACTATCTTCAATAGCTTGCCTGTAACCACCAACATTCCTTTGCGCTCTTCCAGTACCTTCTTCTAATCCTGTAATATCTTTTGTTAAACCTTTTATTTGTTCTTGTAATTTGCCTCCAATGTTTGCGTTTTCCCTTTCTGATTTAGAAAGATTATCATATTGAGTATTAAGTAGTTTTAATTGGTTACGCATATCAACCAATGAGCCCGTATTTTCTTTGTTTGCCTTTGTTCCGTCAACTACCTGTTTTTTAAGGTTGGTAGATTCTTTGCCGAGAAGGGAAATCCTAATATTGTTTGCTGTAATCGCTTCAGAATTTTGATCGAAGCTTTTGGAGAGTTCTTTATTTTCTTCTTTTAGTGCCCGTTGCTGTTTTGCAATATCTGCAATGCGCTTTATGGCATCGCTATCTTTAATCTCAATATCAAATACAACTTTATTTCCAGTAGATTCTGCCATTATTCGGTAAATAAGTTAGTTCCATCTTTTTTTGTTAA